TTCTGGTAAGTCAGGAGCGTTATGTGCAAATGGTGGCGGGGCTGGTGCTAAAACAGGGGGTTTATATGCCATATCGTCAAGAGGTCGGCACCTGGCGGATGGTAAACGGGTAGACATCAAAGGAGCAACAACCGAGCAACGGTTAGAAACGTCTTTTAGTGAAAAGATGAACTGCTTAACCACAGTACAAAAAGATAGTTTATTGTTGGATATGGATAATTGGATAATCCGTAAATTATCGTGTACGGAGTGCGAGAGGTTACAAACGCTACCCGATGACTATACAAAGTATGGGTTGTATGATGGGGTTGTAAAAGAGGTAGCAAAAACAAACCGTTTGAAGTGCATTGGTAACGGTTGGACAGCTGAAGTCATAGCGTGGTTTTTAAAATTTATGGAGGTGTAGAAAGATGATTAAATATTTTAGATTTATAAGAGTCAATGACACGGTAGCCAATAACCAAAAAAAGGTAGACGAGGAATGGGGAGAATGGCAAGCAGCAAGGGGAACGGAGGAAGAACCGGAAGAATTAGTTGACCTCATACAATCACTGTGTAATTTGTTTGATACCCAATTCGGGTATCAAAGGTTAAAAATTGAGGATATGAAAAATATTATGGACGTAAAAACTAGGTATGAACACCTAATACCGAGGCTAAAGCGTACCAGCATATTGTCCACAAGCTTTACCCCCGATTTAGATACGGGTATACCTTGTTTGCATCTATTTTCACCGGAGACATTAATTTGTACCAAATGCGGGGCTAAATTAGAAGAAGTGGAGGATGAAAAATGAGTGAATACACGATTAAGAATTTAAGAGAAGAACTATTTTTAGTATCTGATATTGTTTTTAGCAGGGGAAAACAAAGGGTTGTGAGGAGTATACCTGTACCACTACAAGACTTGTTTGTACCCGTCATGAGGGAAATACTATGTCTCCACAAGGTAAAGGGTAGAAGCCTTATGGACTTCGTAAACATGTATACTACCGTTGAAAGTGGATGGGGAACACGGTTTTTCTTACAGGATGAAAAGGAAATAATTCATAGATTTTTAGAAAATTGTACAAGGTTCGCCGTATGGGAGGCGAGGAAATGATAGAAGTAGTAAAATACTGCATAGTATATCCACAATATGATTTGACGTTTGCTAAAGATGACCCAAGAGGGTACGCATTAAGAATATTAGTCACTATGACAAAAGAAGGATCGAGGGGATTTATCCCAAGTCGGATAGACAAACCCACAAGAAAAGGTACAACAATTAGGTATGAGCGTGTAAAATCGGCGAGTGATGTAACATATATCAACAATTGGATAACTGATATAAATAATAGACTGGATTTAACTATCCCGCTTAATGTCGGATAACCTTTCAACGTGTCTTTTTTTATTGGGGTGATAAACGGGGTGATAAACAACGGTCTAGGGTGATAAACGGGGTGATAAATAAATTCGCTGAAACCCTGATTTGCCTAAGGGGGGTGATAAAAGTGATAAATAAATCAACTTTATACCCCTATAGTAACTACTACTCTAAAAATACCCACAATTTACTCTCTTTTTACGTTTCTTTTTAGTAGTTTAGTAATTTCCTAACACTATAACTTTTTTTTATTTATCACTTTTATCACCCGCCCACTGATACCAACGGTTTGACTATCACCCCATTTATCACCCTACTATCACCCTAGACCGTTATTTATCACCCCATTTATCACCCTGAGAGAAAAAAGAGGTTATTTGTGGGTATTTTTTTATAATTTATTTTATTAAAATGCAAAATTGCAAGCATTATTATATGTATCATCGCCACCGTAATCAATTGGACGTTCTCTGTCTAAATCTATCCCGCTTGTGGAGTTTGGTGTATAATAGGGGAGTGGTTGGGAAACTACGTTTTTCAGCTCTCCTTGGGTCGGTACGTGTAAAAAGCGTACCGACCTTTTATATTTTAATTATGTACTATTTTTTATTTGGAGATGTGGTATAATTAGTTTAATTAATTAAACTAGGAGGGTTAAAAATGAAAACAAATTTTAGAGGGGTCTTAAAAATTGGGTCTAGTCTATACGTGTCTATACCTAAAGAGGTACAGGAGGAACTTGGCATAGAAGAAGGTACGACAGTTAAGTTTGCTTGGTTGGAAGATAAATCCACAAAAACGGTTATCGTAGAAAAGGCGGGTTGAATATGAACGCTGAACAAAAACAAGAACTTTACACTAATATACCTGAGGAACTCAAGCAACTAAAAAGTTGGATAAACTGGAAATTAGAAATCCGAAACGGTAAAGAAACTAAGATACCGTATCAAACAAACGGTCGACTCGCCAAGCCTAACGATGCTTCTACATGGTCTACCTTTGATACTGCGGTATCAAACGAAAATAGCTATAGCGGTATAGGCTTTGTGTTTAGTTTTGATACTAGATATATTGCTATAGACCTAGACCATTGTTTTACCGATGGCATTTTGGCTAAGGAAGCTAAGAAATGGGTTGATAGGTTCGGTTCATATACTGAGATAAGTCAAAGTGGTACGGGTTTACATATTATAGTCAAATCAAACAAGTTAGAGATATACAGGGAACTTAAGAATAATTATAACGCCGACACGGGGAAGAAATCGGCAATGGGGGAGTTGTATATAGATAAAAGGTATTTTGCTCTTACAGGCAATGTATACGACTCCCATGTGGATGTTAAGGAAGCTAAGATACCAGACGTTCTTAGCTTCCTTGAGTATATCACAAATACTGGTAAAAATCAAAGTAAGACGGATCGGGTATCCCCACAAATGACAGACGAAACCATTTTAAGCAAGGCTACCAATGCAAAAAATGGTTTCGTTTTTACCGAGTTATACAATACCCCGGGGCAATCCGGTGAAAGCGAAGGGGACCAGTCCATTTGTAACATACTGGCATTTTATACGCAGGATATAGAGCAAATCAAAAGGGTATTACGATATAGCCCCAGGTATAGAGGAAAGTTTGACCGTGATGACTACCTGGACAGGACTATACAGAGGGCTATCGATGGTTTAACGTCCACGTATAACCCAGAACAGTTAAGAGATGAAACATTGGAGGGCTGGAGAAAATCACACCCGTGGTATGCTTGTAGCCTTAAACTCAACGGGGGCATCACGAAAAAGTTAATGCCAGCCGTACTTACGGACTACTTAACCGATGAACACACCAGTCTTAGTTGTAACAATGATATATATATTTATAAAAATGGGGTGTATAAGAAACAAGATAAGTCGGAGATATACAAAATTACTAAGGATAAACTTATTAAAGAGGTTGCCATGTCGGCTCAAATCGAAGAAGTTTATAAACTGTGGGCAATAGACACCTACATCAAAAGTAACCGGCTTAATCTCCACAAGGATAAGATAAACTTTGCCAATTGTATGATACGTATCGATAAATCAGGCAGTATCGAAAAGGTAGAGCATGACAAACTATACCGTAGCACCATACAGTACCCAATCGGGTATACAGATAACTTAAAAATTGATAGGTGGGAACAATTTTTAAGCGAGGTTCTTGACCCGGATTCTATTCTAAGGCTACAAGAAACGCTGGGTTACCTATTAACATTGGATAACCGGGCAAAGAAATTATTTTGTTTGTATGGTCCTACGGATTGCGGTAAATCCGTAATTCTTAGTGTATTAACCGCAATTGTGGGAAAAGAATATGTTTCATCGAAGACCCTACAGCAACTATGCGACCCCGACAAACCCTTCGCCGCTTTTGCCCTATGGGGCAAGGTATTAAACATTTGCGGGGATTTACCCGCTACCCCGTTAAAAGATACGGGAATTATAAAACAGCTAACCGGGGACGATTTAATGGACTTTGAACAAAAGGGGAAAGATTCTTTTTCGGAGTATTGTTTGGCACGGTCTATATTTTCAGCCAATCAAATGCCCGCATCGTACAACGACCGAACGGATGCCTTTTATAACAGGTTGCTAATAATAAGCTTCCCACGTAGCATACCAAAGGCGGCACAAGACGAGTATTTAACACAGCACCTAATTAATAATGAGTTGGAGGGTATCGTTAACTGGGCGTTACAAGGGTATACTAGACTAATACGAAACAAGTATGCTTTTAGCGAAAGTAACGCGAGTACGAAAGTATTAGAAGATTATAAAAAGGCAAATAATCCAACAATGGATTTCTTTGAAGAATGCTGCACCTTTGGAGTCGAATTTGTTTCCACGAGTAGCGAGTTATACGCTAACTATTGTAAATTTTGTACCGATAACGGAATGAGACCAATGTCATCCACAAAGTTCAAACCAGAACTTGAGTCATACGCAAAAAGTAGAGGATATTTTATTGAGTATAAAAATAGGTTACCTGAGCTTAGAAAAAGAGGGTTTATCGGGGTAAAATCCGATTATTCTTTTTAAAAATTAAACTGTGCGGTCGGGGGTAAAATATAGCCCTCGGCTCTTTTTTTGTAAAA